AAAGGATAAATTCTCGATTATTATAGGCCCACCGAGGGCCTAAGAGAGCCGTGAGATCTGACATTGTTTCAACCTTTACGTCTGGGTTCCTGGCTTGAACGATTGCTGCGTATGTCGCCAGTTTTCGCCGCCAATCAGCAGAACCCGGACTTACGAACATAAAGGCGTTTGTTCCAGCCTTTGAACCGCGTGAATACCTGACAAGACGCGCGCCCTTGTCCTCCCATTTTCGATTATCCATGTGCTTACCGATGTATTTGCCCACGTATTTAGCCATAGCCTCCATATTGGTTTTAACGGGCAAGAGTTCGGTTCTACCAAAATGATACAGGGGAGCGGTTTTTCTCCAAAAAGACCATTCATGCCTAAGAGTTGCGCTGGCTGATGAATAATTGCCTTTGGCGATGTCTTCAAACACGAAACCGGTCCTGATGTCGAATTTACAAACAACAAGCAGGTGATAATGAATACGCCCGCTTCGCTGACGCTCAACGCAACCAACATATTCGCAATATCGGTCTTTGATAACATTCGTCACAAGGCTATTAAAACGTTTTTGCGCCTTTTTGTGGCTTTGGACGTTATCGGCAAAAGTCAAAGTCAAAAAACCAATGCGGTCTATGCCATAACGATCGGTCAATAAACGTACAGATTCGGACAAAATAAACGCCGTTTTTCGAGTACTTGTCGATAGGCTGCAGCCCTCGTTTTCACTGGTACTTTCGGGATTCTCGATTGAGATGTGACTATTAAGACAAGGAAGGGCCTGCGGCCCTGAAAAACCATCGACTTTACCGCCGTGAATGAGCTTTTTGGGGTCTGGCGGGTTCCCCTTGAGAGAGTTAACTGACGCATCGATAAGAGCGTCGATACGGGACGTTTGTAGGGGTTTTTTGGTTTTGGTGTACTCGTACGCGGATTTGCGTATAATTTCGCTCATGCTGGTCTCAGTGCTGTTGAGAGTAGTTAGAAAAAGGCTACGTCGGGAAAACGTGGCCTTTTTTGTGCCTGTTATTTGGCGGCCTCAAACATTCTATAGAATTATATATTCAGAAACAATAAAAGCATCAAAACCGTTTCGGTTTCGACACTGCAAAGAGTTTCCGCTTCGCTATCATTCGCGATGCGAATAGCCTTCGGCTTGTTTATCAAAAAATGGGTTTTTTTGAGAACTACCGTGGCTAGACGCTTTCGGATTCATCGACATCCACTGTGCGCGTATACACCGTTTTAGTAATGTCGCGAAACATGATGGTTGCTGCATTCGATCGCTGGACAACCGTTATGCCCAGTTGGTTAAAACCGTCGCTTGTGATGATTTGCCCATCGATGCGCGCAAACATGAACTTCGGAACCTTGTCACGTTCGACGACTCCGACGAAGAATTCTATAGACTCGACCATCGATGCTGCATAACTGTTAGGTTCAGAAATTTGAACATCACCTGGTGAGATATGTGACGGCTCGATAAGCGCTATAGTATCCGCGGGTTCCAGACCACCGACAATCGTGTACGCAATTGCTGCGACGCATAAGCCGAAAAACGAACCTAAGCCCAAGGCGCCGACGACCTGCAGGCGTTTTAAATATATCCGTGTGATTCTCATCCTATACCTCCAATCCTTTTTGATTTGATAGCGGCCGTGCGTATGCCATGGCGTGAGTAATGAATGTAGTCCGTGTTCGTAATCATCCATAAACAATTGCTTTGTGTCGTAACACTCAAACAAATCGTGTCCGCGATAAATCCAACGATCCGCAACGGGATCAGTAGGCGAAGTACCGTAAACGCATTTAGCCATGTGAACGCGAGGAGGCGAGAGCCTATACCCCGTGACCGCCTTGTAGAGACCGCCGATAATTGGAACCTGAATTCTGTCTGTTCTTTTGCAGAAGACAGTGTGCTCGGCCAGCGTTTCGCGAGCCTGTGAATCTAGGATACTGATGTCCTGTATTATCAGTATTACATCCCAGCCTAGTTTCCGGCAGTGCAGCAGCCAATCGTTTACGTCCTTTCGCCCCTTATCATTCCAGTTACGACTATTAAACCAAGTACCGCATTCGTCCAATACCAAGAGCCAGTTTTCGTCCTCATCGTAACTTCGATTACCCCAGCCGAGCGCGGTAAAGTCCTCGATGCTGGGTTTGTCGGCGATACGCATGACCCGTGCCGATTTGTTGTTCGCGGAGGTCATGGGAAGCAAATTGATATCGAGATTCGTCGCGACACTACCGCCCCGTGCTAGGCAGTCGCGTATTCTCCCGACAGCACATAGCGATTTCCCGCCACCCAATTTTCCGGTGAAAACGTAGAAAGCCAAGCTAGAACAATTTGTACTGGATAATCTTTACCTGCCAATCATATGTATAGCGCAACAATCGAGCGCTAACGACTGCGCTTATACATAACGACAAATTAGATGGCAAAAACAACGATATACCTGCACTCGCTTCAGAAGGAAGAGCAACCAACACGCCGGCCAGTAGCGCGTGTATGCCTGCAAACAAAGCAATAGTTAACGTACCCATAATTGTTACGGCTGCGGCGACGATGGCGAGTCGTTTGGTAAAGAACTGTAAAAACCAGCTGAATATAGAGGCGAAAGCCGCGCCGATCACGCCAGCTAGCCATGGTATTCCTGCTAATACTTGAATGGCCATTTTTTACACCTTGTCCGGCGTTCGTTGGAAAGCGATTGTATAAAGCGCGAAAAGCGTATAGATCCCTGCAGCCCAAGCCATGATGAGACGCAATAACGCTGTTTTTTCGCAAGTTAACGTGAACGCTGAAGACTTCCAAGTAAACGTGAAATCTTGACAGGCTGACACGGGAAACAGGTTGTTAAATTCAGCAACAAGGTCACTAGGTGCTGCATTGAAATCAGATAGCGCGTCAGTTTCGCCGAAAGAAGATATGATTCCCTCGCCGAAAGAGTCCAAATCTGCCGTTACACCATCTTGTAAAGCAGCTAGACCGCCATCGTCGGAGTCGGGTATTTCCTGAACGATGTTACAACGAGTCTTGTACGTTTGCTGTATTAGGCCGCACAGCAAAACGTCTCCGGAGCATACCGGCGGGTTACCGCACGTATTACCACCGACGATCGTTGAATCAGGTAGATCATCAGATTCAATACCAGTTTGAGCCGCTGAACTTGTTTGAGTGACAACAGCAGAACCGCCTAGCAGGGTTTCGGTCGTCGTGCTGGTCGACGAAGACGAACCGCCTAGATTGGTTGTCGTCGTCGTCGTCGTTTCCGTGACGGTTCCAGTATCGCTGTTGGTTGATGTAGACACTTCCGTTTCCACTGTTTCGAGTTCACCGTTAACGATCGATGTTTTTGTCGTTTCGGTGAAAAGTGGACCTGACGTATATGTATTCGTCAGCGAGAACTGCTCATAACTAAATTCTTCAGGGGTGGCGGTATTCGGGTTGATATAAGGGTCGCCCGTAGCAGGGTCGATATCGTCGTACTCGATTCTCCAATCATATTCGCCTTCAGGAATATCAGTAAGGTCCGTCTTGATGACCTTTACAACAATTACGTCGCCGATTTGATCCCCGTATGATATCTGATCCGTGACTTCCCAAACGCCGCCGGCAGGATCGACAACATATGGACCGTCGACCCAATCAGGGTAAGTTCTATAGAAAACTTTTTCAGAGCCGACCGGCGTGTTGGCGTCGATCGTGTTTAAGTAACATTCTTCCAGCGTAGTATCGAAACTGTAATTGACGGGGCAAACGGGGATTGTTAAGCATTGATTAATGCTTGGCTTATAGTATTCGTCCACAGTGCATTGCGCACTAATATTTTCCTCACAGATGTTAGTCTCTGAATTGTAAATTTGTGAAGCTGTGCACGTGGGAATGTCTTGATAGCCACCCAAGTCCTCGCTGTAAAACATTGTTGAAAAGTCTTTAGTAGCTAGATGACGAAATCTTGCTTGGTAGTTTGGCGGCTGAGGTTGGGGATTGAATACAGTAGATTTACAGTAGTACTGGCAGTCATCGGCAGAAACATATTGCTGCGTAAAACCTGGGTTGCTTTGTGTACTAGAGGCGATTGTTACTGCGTCAACTGCGGCAGAACAGCTAGGGTAATAAGTTATATGATTAATACAAGCGCCTGTGCCACCGGCAAAGGAAAAATTTGAAAAACTAACGAATATTAAAAACGCTATAAAAGGAAGGAGGTTATTTTTCATTGTGGACGCTCAGATGCGTAAAAAGCCCGCCTTTCGACGGGCTATAAATTTACAGCTTGGAAACACCACGCTTGTAAATTTTGAACATCAGAAAAGCAACAGAAATGGCGATTACTACTGGCCACATCAAATCCACCAATGCCAGAGCATCAGTTTGGATTGAGGTTAAGCCGGTTCCGATTTCAGCTGAGAGAGCTGCCTGTGAAGCAGCAGAGTAGAGAGCAGCAGAGCTTACAACAACCGCGGCTGCGGTACTTCGAGTCAAGTTAAACATTTTTTTTCCTTATTTAGATATAGTCTACAAGCCTTCTGTAAACGTAAATTAAATACGCCGAAAACCATCCGGTCGTATAAGACAAGAACAGATAACCAATGACTTCGAGGATCTCCTCCTCAGACATTAGCGCTGTCCACCTTTTGAAAACCCAGCGGCCCACGAAAAAAACACGCCGAGGATCAACAAAATATCGAATGTTTGTTCAAGGGGTGCAGCAACTCTCGCGGCGCCCCCTCTATCTACCTGCGGCAGACAGAGGGGGCGTCTCTCGCGTAGTATCCAGTAGAACAAACGTCTCATTTTTTAAATTCCAAATATGAAATTTTTTGTGGGTTTTTTAATTTTGGGGCAGGCATCAACTTAATTTCTTCATCGAGAACGTAAGCAATTGTGCCGCCGTGGTGAAAATGATGGGTGAGAATGATTTCAACGAATTGACTCAAACTCATGTCGTTTTTTTCGGCCAATCTAACGACGTGGTCAAAAAATGTTTTTGTGAAGTCGAGAGAGTACGACCTCATTTTTTGGGGGCCGATGCGCCGGGTATTAATTTTGGCGACACGTCGAGTTTGCCAAGTCTGTTGATGTAGACAGAGTCAGAAGCGAGATCGTAGAAACCGGTTTGGTACGGTGACTTTGTTGAGTCGATGACGATTTCAAACTTGGTTGGGTAGTGATCGCCGTTGTGTAAATAAGCTGTTTGTATGGAAAAGCTATAGGGCTCGCCTGTTTTTTTGCTAGTGCCGCTGATGGATCTTGCATTATTGTCAGTAATTTCGATAACAGTAGCCATTTTTTAACCTATAGATTTATAGAAAAATTAGTTTAGTAAATTTTTGTGACCCAGGTCAAGTTTTTCTATTTCTCTATAGTATAATAGAAAAAATTTTCAGGAATGAGGTAGAAAAGATGGACGAGAAGCGCGTAAACACATCTGTACAGATCAAAAAAGATATTATGCAACTCGTGAAAATCGCGGCCATCAATGAAGGAATGAGTTATTCAAAGTACATCGAAATGGCAGTTAAACACGAATTGCAAAGACAAATGGAATTGTTCCCTGAAGATATCAAGGCAAAGAAAGGATAAATTCTCGATTATTATAGGCCCACCGAGGGCCTAAGAGAGCCGTGAGATCTGACATTGTTTCAACCTTTACGTCTGGGTTCCTGGCTTGAACGATTGCTGCGTATGTCGCCAGTTTTCG